CTTTTATTATAAATACGCTCTTATTATCTTATTAGCCCGTATACATAATAAAAGCTAAAGAGTAAAATGTAGGTACATGGTATGATGTTGTGATATCGTGATCGTGTCCTGTGCTGTTACCTGTTTGTGCAGTAGTACCAGATCTCCAGTATACATATTTATTATCTGTGTCACTATCTCCACTTCCTTTGTATTTTGTCGGACCTACATTATCTACTCCGCCTATTGCTCCGTTTTGACCTACACCTGGGTTATTATATTCAATATAGTAAGAATCTTTATATTGATGTGTATGTTGTGGCATTTGTGCAAACGTCAAAGTATGAGCTTGAGTAGAACCAAAATGATCATGGTTAGTATTTCCTCCTGTTGAAACCGCACTTCCGCTAATAGTAGTAGTTGGTGTTCCTGTTGAATTATTGCTAGCTACTACAAACCTGTTTCTCAAATCTGGAGTTGTTACTCCGTTTTGTGTTTGTCCATTACAGAGTGCCCATCCACTAGGAAGTGTTTGAACTGCTCCAGACCACATTATAATACCTCCTTGAGGAATTGGTGCTGCATTCACCTGTTGTGTTACATTACCATTACTTTCTCTTACAAGGTAATTATAGTTAGTTGCACTTGCTGCATTACCTACTGTGTTAAGGGTTACGGATCCTGATAGGGTTGTTGAACCACTTACGTTTAAAGTAGCATTAGTTGTAATAGATCCTGTAATAACTGAGTTACCACCTATATTAAGTCCGTTAGATCCGGATATACTTCCTACTACGGATAGTTGATATCCTGTTGGTGTTGCTGTTGTACCTATCCCTACATTACCGTCTGCTCCAAAATGAGCGATAACTGAGTTGTATGTTGGATCCTCACTAGATGTTGGTGTTGCCTTAATAATCGTAAAACCTTCATCTCCTGTTGAGGATTGAATCCCCATTAGTACATGTGCTGACTGTGGTCCTTCTAATATAATACCTCTTGAATTTCCTTTTAGAAGATTGTTACCTAAGTTATTTTCAATTCTAGTATCTGATGAATCCCATGTAAATAGTTTTGAACGATATGTGTCTTCATGTGTTTTACCGAAAACTACACTACCGCTTATTACAGCGTCTCCAAGACTAGTATCTGCTCCTCTTGTAGCAAAAGTTCCGTCTCCTTTAATTCTAAAAGACTCACTACCTCCGGTTTGAATGATTATATCTGCATCGTTTCCTTCAAATAAATTACGGATAGTTAAATCATGTGTAGTACCTCCATAAGCTAAACTAGCTGAGTATTGTCCAGAAGCTATTCTAAGTTCTGAGTTTTTTACAACTAGTGCACCGTCTTTGACTTTTAATCTTTCTCCTGTTGCTAGACTTGTATCGTTAATTACTAATCCACCTCCAGAGCTATCATACTTTAATTCAGTTGCTCCTCCAAACTGTGTGTTGTTAGCTTTAAATTGTAATTCTCCTACATTACCTGCTACTTGTGGAGCAGATCCAGTATATGGGTTTAGAGGTATATCTAAAGAGGTTCCGGCTTGTACACCGCTTCCTGTTGTGTATAGACTTAATTGAGATAAATCTGTGGATAGAGATGCAGAGTAAAAAAATGAACTCAAGTTAATGTCCATTTCTTCATATGATAGTGCTGTACCTTTATTTGTTCTTAACGTTATTGCCATGGTTACATATCTAATTTAACTAGTATTGTTGTATCATTATTATCCGACGTAGGAATAGGCTGAGTCATTTTAGCTACAGCAATTAATTCATTTGTGTCGTTATATAGACCTACTGTTGTAAAGTAAGGAGTAAAGTAACTTCCAGTAATATTGTCTGCTATGACTCCATCTGATCCGGTTGTGGTAGATGGGTTTTGAGAAAAATTAAAATCACTTTCTTTTACCTCACAATGGTAGTTATATGTATAAATAGGATGAGATGCATTCCAAGTTAAGCTTCCACTAAAATAGTTCTGGTAGTATGTTCCTACAGAAGGATTTGTTATTACTATTAACCCATGACTGTATATAACATTACCTACAATTCGTTGAGGTGATGAAGCGGATAATATTAAGTTACCGTTTCCGTCATCTACTAGGGTAGTTTTCCACTCATCATCAGCATGTATAACGAATTCTGATTCTGTTTCGTTTATGTAGTTTTCTTCGTCGAATACGTAATCTCCATCTCCTAATACTTCAGAAGCTCCATACATTGTATCTACTTCTTCATTGTAGCTTTCTGATATAAAGTTACCAGATGCGTCGGAAGAATCAAATAGGTAGTTAGACCCTGATCCTATAATTCCTGGTTCCAATCGCACACTGCCGGGTTTAATGTTAGTTCCGAAGTGAGCTTGAGGTATAGATATAACTGTAAATTTTGATTGAGCTAATCTTTGATATTCAGTATATGAACTCTGTAGATAGTTTTCATAGGCTGAACCTGATAGTTCATTTACGGATGAGCTTGGAAGCCCTTTATCGTCGTATCCTGAGTAATATAAGTGGTGTATGCTATTATAAACTAATCTGCTGTAATGTTCAAAATCAGTTCCTGGTAGCTGTTTAGTGCTTGTACTAGATAACCAATCTCCTGAACCTGAGACTCCAAGGTATGTTTCAATACCATATGCAGTATGCTCACTAGCATCAATTTGATACTTTTTATGCGCTACATAGGTTGTTGTGTAGTGATCTTGTTGTTTTAGTTTTTTGTAAGCAGCCATTCATTAATAATCAAGTTTGATTCTTATTAGAGCTTCTTTTGTAAAGTCTTTTAATAAAGGTCTAGACAATTTAGCAACTCCTAAAAGGTCGTTATTATCGTTATATAGCCCTACTGATGTGATATAAGCCTGTGGGTTATTAACCATGCTATCGTGTCTCAATTCTCCTGATCCTGTAATGTTTGAAGGGTTATTAGAGTAATTGAATTCACTATTACGTACTCTAACAAAAACATAATTTGAAGAAATAGTTTCTTCTGAGTTAAGTTTAAATGAGTTTCCGTTATCTATCATATCATACAGAATTGTATTATTTGCACCATTAGTAACTGCTGATCCTGTTAGTGGTTGATAAGCTGTTACTTGTAAATTTGTTGTTAGTGCTTTAGCGTTTAATATGATTAACCCTACGTCCGGTAAAAATTTACCATATGATGCTATATAAGTGCCTGATGTGTATCCTGTTCCACCATCAAATGAAGTTCCGTTAGAACCAGATATAATTTCATACACTCTTCCTGCATCGTTATAGGTTACAGTAGAGGTTAATGTACTATCATCAGTTAAGCTAAGTGTAGTACTTCCGTCATTGAGCACAAGGTTAAATGTACCAGGAAGAAATTTTTCTTTATATCTTGCTCGGTCTACTGATATTACGAATATACCTTTATCTCCTTCTGTCTGTCCTCCAAAATTAAAATCCTTATCCTCATCTCCAAGTACTAAAGACCTGTACTGTCCATATATAGTAGAAGAAGGTGATTTACCTGAGACTGCTGAATTGTATACTGTTGATCCGTTACCGTTTTTTTCTCCGTAAGCTATAGAAAACTGTACTTCTGCATCAGGTACTGCTGAGGAGGTGTGGAATACGTTTAAATAATAGTCCCCGCTAGTTGCAGCTTCTTGTGTTGAAGAACTGAAAGCTGTGGTTAGTTCATATGCTCCTGTACTCCATACAGTTGAGGATATAGAATCAGCACTTACTATTACGTCTTCAGAGTCGAATGGTTTAAATGACATATCTTATTAGTTTACTTTAGTTATAGTTATTGGAATAGTTATTCTAGCTCCACTATCTCTTCCTATAATTGTTATAGTACTTGTTAGTGTATTTCTAGCTGATCCAAATAATGTGTTTATAGTTGTTCCTGAAAGGTTAATTGAAGTACCTATTACTGTTTTAGATACATTAGTACCTAGAGTAGTAGTTTCGTTTAATCTTTCTGCTTCTGATGAGTTAATACCTACTCCTGTAAAGTTAGAAAGTAGCCTTACGTCTGCTATAGTTACTGTATATCCACTTGATTCAAATGCTTGTGAAGTACCTAAGAAGTTTAAAGTTTGAGGAGTAATAGTTAGAGAAGCTCCTTGCTTTAAAGTAATAGATGCATAACCTGCTTCTAAAATAGGTAGCTTTGCTGTACCTCTAGGTAATGTAGTAAGCTTATATTTCATTACTTGAGTTTCATCTGGGAATGCTTCTAGTAGAGGCATATTTTCGATTGCTTCACCAAAGTAAGCTGATCCTGATGGATGAGTAGTATTGTAGAGAGTGTAGTCTATTTCATCATCTGCAAGTGCAAATTGACTTATTCTAAAAGAGCCATCTCCTCTAGCTAGTAGTTCTCTACCTTTTTTTGTTAAGATTGCGTCAACTGTGACGACTGAATTGTTTAAGTATCCCATTTTCTAACTTTTATATATTATAAATATACGAATTTATTGTTTTATACTGTACAAGTGGTTGATAAACTTATAACATACCCACTATTGTTTGTTTTTAATACTGTTCTATTGTCTTTTATCCAGATTTTTTTCTCATCTACTGCTATTAATCTACTACCTTCCAGTTTGAATATTCTAGTATCAGTAAATGCTTCTACTATTGTACCGTCAGGGAAAGTATGATTAGTTGATTCTCCATCATACCTTCTACTTACTTGTATTTCTCTTGTAGTAAGACTAACAGCGTAAGGAGCAGTTGTTTCTGTGACCTGTAGATTATTTGTTACTAATACTACTTCAGTGTTGCCGTTATTAGGGTCAGTTAAAAGTAGAACGTTCCCTGGTTTTATTTTTATCACCCTGTTATTTAACCCTATGTTCACTGTCATATTAAAAGACTGATCATTTGCAGTACCAAGTACATTGCCTGTTGAGCCTGTTGAGTCTATGAAAGCAGTGGATGTTATTACTCCTAGATCAGATGTTCCTAATGTAGGTATATTACCGGAACCTAAAAATAAAAAATCTTCAAGGTCTCTGTCATCTAAACTTTGTGAACAAATAAAATTATCATCTTCATCTATTCTGTAGGTTGTTCCCTGTATTGGTGTTGCTGCTAAAAATGGCTCTATTCCTGAGTAGTCATCCTCTGTGGTTTTTGTTCCATTATATCTAGCGTTAGTATGTCCAGTAGTAGTGTAGTTAGAGTCTTGCACCTGTGCTAAAGGAGCATATGGGTCTTGTTGATCAAAATACTGTCTTACTTCTAATAGCTTTGAAAGTTGAGGTTTAGTATAGAAGAAAGATTTGATAGTAATTTCTGATTGTTCCGAAGTATTATTACCTTTATTAGATGAAACTACTGTATTCTTCTGGTGTAGTCTAACATAAATGTCGTCTCCTGAGAATGTATTAGGAGTTAGTGAGGTAGCAAATGGTGTTGTATTATGTTCTATATTACCATTTACAAAAGTCTGTGTAGCTAAAGAAGCTGTAATCAGGTTACCACTGTTAAAGTCAGGTGTGTTATCAATTTCTACATTTAAAGAAGAGTTAATAGTAGCATAAGCTGAGGGGTCTTCAAAGAACTCTGGTTTCATTGATATAACCGGGCTCTGTATGATTCCTACTGCTTCTTCTATATTTGTATTATCCACCCGTATAGTTACGTTTCTGTCCCCTCTAAAGGTTTGAGCTGTAGTTGTACTACCAGAAAGTTCAAAGTTACTTGTATTCCAGGTTGATTGGTTTACTGATGTTGCTGATCTTTCTACACCGTTACTGTTAAATTTCAAATCTGCAAAGTCTAACTCTCCAATACCAGCAATTGCTGTATAGTTAGACGGATGCACAAAACCTGAAACTCTATCTACGTCAAATTTACTTACTGAAGGTCTTGGTTCTGATGCATTACTAATTAATGCATTATAATTATTATAGAAAAAAGGTTGAGTAAGAAAAGGAGATATACCTATTACCTGGGATGGGTCACTGCTAGCGCTAATTATTGATTGGTCGGTTGTATCTAAAAAGAAATAGTTTGACTTTTCTGATATGCTTTCTACTTGGAGGATACTTTTACTATCTGTACCAGTTATTGCAGAGCCAGTTAAAGCTGCTCTAATAGACTCTACTTCGTTTAAAGAGATTCTAATATTATTACCATCTAAATCTTGATTGGAAACAGTAACTGCTTTAATAAAGTCCACACTGTTAATAGTCTGAACTAGTATTCTGATCTCTCCATCGTCAGGTGCGTTATTTGAAAATGATGCTTGACTTACCGGCATTGTTTCTTTTTATTATAAATATGAACCATTTAAATTATATATTATTGGAACTGTTTATTGTTATGAGACAGTATTCCATTACTAATATATGTATGTGCTTTTTCTACAGATAGGTTTATTACATCTCCTGGTTCTTGTTTTTCGCTAGAAATATATTTTTTACCAGACAGTATGTCACCATCTTTTAATTTAGAGACTGCTATGTATTCAGTTTTATTATCTACATATACCCTATGTTCAGGAGAACATATTAAATAACCATCTTCAAAAATAATTTTAACTTTTGAATTTTCTTTATGTACCTTAACTTCATTTACCAATGCTAATGTCCATTCTAAAGTAGTTTCGTCTTGTGTTCTAATTTCTGTACCTACTATTATATCTTTAGCTTTAATTGTTGTTCCGTTTCCGATTCTGATGTTTGTTTCAGGGTCTATACAGTTAGCGTCTTGGTTAAAGTTAGAAAAATCTAACTGTTGACCACTAGAGGTATTCAAACGTATTAAAGCAATTCTACCGTTTACATCGCCGTTAAACCCTGCTGAAACTGTTACATTACTAGAAGGACCGGTTCCGGATCCATTACTAATACTAACCCAGGTTTGTGAAGATGTTACAGTCCAAGAGGTGCTTGAAGGAGTTACTTGAACTGTAAAGGTTTGTGAACCTCCTGTGTATCCTACTGTTGTACTTGCAGGCATTAGTTTACCGGTTGTCTTTAATAGAGTAATACTGTCGGTTGCATTTGGTCCTTGGTTGTTAGCAGTATCTACTATATAAAAGGTGACTGTAACGGTTCCGTTTGCTAATGCATGTGCGAAGTCTGGTATTGTTATTTTTAATACACCACCTACTACCTGTAGGTTGCTAAGGTTTTGTGAGTTTGAGTAAGCTGTACCTCCTCCTGTTGATACAAGCCCGTAATAAACTGTACCGGTTTGTCCGGGGGGTATATTTTCTATTTTTAAATAGAAATTACCGTCTGTACTAGTTGTAGCTGACGTAGTATATGTACCGTCTGTCTTGAAGTCTATACTGTATCCAGAAGGTCCTTGAACTGCTTTTACTGTTGCTATCAGACTAGCATTTGGTACTGTGGTTGCTACAGGTGCTATTGACCCTGAGTTACCGGCTGTATCTGTTAATACTACTTCAAGTTCTACGTTGTTTCCATCAGCTAAATTAGTAGTGTCTATACTACCTATAAAAGAAGAAGCATTGGTTACCGTTCCTATAGAAGTAACTACTGTACCAGGTATTGCTTGTAGGTATGCACTAGCTGTGTATGTGCTTCCTAGCTCTCCATTTACTATTTCAAAAGGGACTGCTGTAAAGTTACTAGCGTTAATTTGTTTTGGAGACATACCCCATGTAGCAGTATATCCAGAAGGTGCTGTATTATCATATGCGCTACAATCTTGTACATATGCGACTGTTCCTTGATGGTTTCCGGAGCCAGATATTAATAAACTTTTACCGTCCCCTGTTAGTTTCCACCACTTTCCTTGTCCATTAAAGGTAGTTGTAGCGTTAATATCAGAGAAAACAAAATCTCCAGCTACAGGGAATTCTCCTTCTCCGTTGTGGTATAATGTAGATGGTGTAGAGCCAAAAGTACTAGCATCATAACCACAGGCTGTTTGAGCTCCTGATCCGTTATTCGCAGCAGCTCCAGGCCATACGTAAAATGAAGTTAAATTATCAGCTGTATCTTGTTTAACTATTGTTACCTGGTATCTCAATTGAGGTGGTGTATCTTTCTTAAATACGTTAAGGTTGTTTAATTCACCGTCTGTTACTGTAATATTACTACCGCTTAATTCTCCGTCAAACATTGGAGATTCATCATCTATAGGTTTTTGTGTAAGACCTAAAGTGGTTTTTACTTCTTTTGAATAAACCGTTGTATCTCCATTAACGTATGCCCCTCCATGTGAACCTGTAGTAAAGGCAGTTTCCATAGAACCTTCATGGTCTAAAGTGCTTATATCTACAGATGGAGATTTAATTTTATTGCGTTCTAAAATATGAGGTTTAATTATTATCCCTGTATCTAAAGTAGCTTTAGCAGGTACAAAATCTTTAATCATTTTAAAGAGTACGTTGTCGTAGAACTTTAGAATCCTAACAAAGTCATTTAACTGTGTTCTTTCTGTGTTAAATAAAACGTATTCTCTAGCTTTTTTAAAACTAAAGGTATCATATTTTCCATAAGTATTCTCTGTAAGATCTCGAGGATTACCTATTAAGTCATCAAATGTTGCAGTTAATACCTCTGTTGATAGAATGTATTTGTTTATAGAATCTGCAGGAGAAAAACCTACTTCTATTCTATGAAGATCCGGGTCTTTTTCTAACTCGTCTTTATGGATAGATGTATATCTAGATAGTACATTACCTACAGAACCAGAAGTAGTCGTCTCTACAGTTATTTTGTCAATAGATCCTGTTAATGCTGTATCTGGGTATGTTTTGATTATATCTTCTGTGGATAAATTATCATCTGTTTCGTCATGTAACCCACCATACTGTTTAACTTCTAATATAGAAGAAGGTATACCAAAACAATTTATTAGTGCTCTTAAACCTCTTTCAGTTCCTTTTGCTTTTAAAAGGTAAGGTAGGTTATGGTATATTCTTTTGTAAAGCTCTCCTTCGTAATCTTTTCTAGATACGGGTTGAGAATTATCTGGTAATCCTGGAGGTGTTATAAAGTTATTGATTACTTCTGCTGAGCTTCCGCTTGAGTAGGTGTCCTGTATTAAGTATTTAAATAAGTCGTTACTACCTTCTTTAGAGTTATAAAGCTTTACTCCAAAAGAAGTAAGAGCTTCTCTAACCATATCTTTAGATATTCCGTGGTCTAACCTATTGTCATTGTCGTACTTATCAGAAACTGCTTTTGTGTATGTCCATAAATTATCGAAATGGTGCCCTATCATATGCACAAATAATACACCGTTTCTATTTGATCTATCTTCTCCTATATACGAAGGAATAGTGTTAGAAAGCATATCATAGTTACTAGTATCATAGTTTGTAGCGTCCTCTAAAGAAGAACTAAACCATGCGGTTGCTTCTGTAGATGTTGTTGATGTGTTAATGTATGGTTTATTACTAGATGTTTTTGGCCAGCTTGTAGAACCGCTTTCGAAATACAAGTGTTTTTCGTAATGGTCAAAATTATTCAGTACTCCTTGTATTAAGCTGTTATACTTATTATTATGGTTAGTTTGAACGTTAGAGTTAGATATATTAACTAAAGCGTTTTCATAAGATTCTAGTAAATTTAATTTATATTTAAAGTTCTCTAATCTTTCAACAGCAGAAGAAAAGTGTATATAGTTTGATAAGTCTGAGTAGTCTATGTTTAATGTTACGCTTTTTTCTTCTAAATAAGATAGTACTTCTTTATTTGAATTATTTGAATCAAAACTAATTAATTCATCATATGTTTGATATTCTGTTGGTGAGGCTAAATTAGCTCCAGTTTCTACATCAAAATTAGCTCCTCTTAGTTTCGGTGTTATTTCAGCATCTTCGGTTATAGTGACATCTACTCTTACAGCTACAGAATCACTTAATTTTTCTACTAACTGTCCTGTTTGTTTTAAGTTATAGTAATTAGGTAGAGGTTCATATAACTTTAATGCAACTGTGTATTTACTGGTTTGTTCGTAAACATCTATATTAGTTGCTATTAAAAGGTCATTATTACCTAGATTTAGGTAAATTTCTTCTAAATATGTTCCTTCATTAAATCTACTTCTTATTTTTTCTGTAGTGTTAATTAAATTGTTAACACTTATATCTGTAGAGGCAAGGAGTATTTCTTTTCTGTCACTGCTTATTTTATCAATATAAAACCTAGATGTTGGTCCTGATTGGGTATATAGGTCTTTAAGAAAGTGCATTACTACCTTAGTGTCTGAATATTCAAAACCAGATTGAATAGTAAAATCTGTAGGTTCAAAGCTAAGTTGACTTAGTCCGTCACTTTCATCACTAATTTGATCCATGAATGGTATTTCTACCTCATAGTTAGAATACAACAATTCATTAGTAACGGAGTAAATATGCCCTTCAACATAGTCTATACCCTCAGTAAACTTTTTATTGATTTTATAATTATCAATTAAAGATAAGTCGTTATCAGATATAACCTCGTTTTCAGGTATACTATTTAAGTTCTCATCTAATAAAGTATATTTTGTTTTCATCATATCTTTTAATCTATCCAGACGTAACCTACTTCGTCTTCTCTGTCCTTATCTTTGTATGTAATTAACCTAAACCTTGCATTATTTTTAAAATTATTAAATGCTTGACATCCATCAACTATCTCTTGTGCTTTAAAACCTGCTTGTTTTAATTCAGATATCAAAAAATCTAAAGTTAAGTCTCCTAAGTGGTCTTTAGATTTAGGTATTAAGTAATTGTATTTAGTAGGCTGTCTTCTGTTGAATCTTTCTGAATAACGTCTACTATCTTCTTTAGTATCTGAGTATAACCACCAAAGGTTTTTTACTACCCTACTGCCGTACATTCTAAAACCTTTAACTGCAACCCATGCATTTTGTGGTTTTTCGAGAGCTTTACGTGCATACCTCAAGGAAGATCCTTTCTTATTAAGTAGTTCTTTAATCTCAGTTACTGCCTGTGTAGTGGCTTGTGAAGATTGAGAAGTTTCAGATGCTGTTTGTGCAGCGGCAGTAGCGGCTTCCGCAGCAGCGTTAGCTGCAGCAGTTGCTTGTTCTGTTGCTTGATTAGATAATGCATTAGCTTGTTCTAGGGTTGCTATAGTAGAGTTAGCTGCTCCAAGTTGTGATTTTAATAGTTCCATTTGTTCTGCAGAATCAAAGTCAAGTTGACCTCCTCCTGCTAAAGATGTTTCTAGTTCCAGTATACGTCTTTTATCGTCTAAAAGCTGCACTCTTAAAGAAGCTATTTCATCTAATAATGGTTGTATGTTGTCTAATTGTGCATCTATTTTATATAGTTCAGAACTTCTTTCTACTAAGTATTGATGAGTATTACCTTGACCTTCTATAGGAATAGTAATATACAACTTATCATATAGTCTAAATAACTCTTCTATAGTATCAGGGTCTACAACAGGTTCAAGTTCTTTGAAAAACTTAAAATCTCTGTCGATTACCTCCTGAAAGGATTTACGATTAAAAACAGTCTTTTGTATTTCTACTTTTTTACCCATTTCTTACTACCTTAAATACTTGATCATTATCTATAATTGTTGTAGTTCCGTCTATTTCTGTTTTAATAAGTAACCTATAGTACCTTTCTGGCTGTATACCGTCCATGTAAATGTCGAAATAGTTAGAAGTATTATCTGCACTTATTTTTGTAAATGTATTATCGTAGTCGAATACCATTTCTTCTGTGTTCTCATCTTTCAAGCCCCAATAAGATGCAGTAGGTAGAGTGTAGTTAACTGTATAGGCAGAAGATGTTGTGAATGTTCTAGCTGGATATTTAGGTCTAGCATGAACTCTGAATCTTTGTTTACCTTCGTCTGTGTATTTACCTTTGTTGTTCTTAATACTTACTACTACTTCTGGATCATTTATCTCTGGGAGAGTAGATGAGTGAATGTAGTCATCCCATTTTATATCTAAACTAGGAGGGTAAATAGTATTAGTATCGTTGCCGTAGTATTTTAACCTAATAGAAGCTGATAGATTATTTTCTAAGTTATCTGGTAGTTTTAGTATAAAGCCGTTGTTGTCTAAGCTTTCGCTGTAATGCATTAATACTCCACTGGTAATATCTATGTCTAAGTCAAGATCAGAAGTTTTATTGAAAGACTGTACAGCCTCTAATGTGCTATCTGCAGAACCGGTATACCAGGTACCTCCACCTAAAACAGTGGTTTCAAATGATGCTGTAACGTATGTTGGAAAACTACCGGTAGGCCAATGGTTTGCTGCTCCTGCGTTTTTATAGTTCCAGCTTGCTCCTGTTCTGTTAGTTGGTGTATCTCCGAATTTACCAGACCCTTCATCCCAATCTTCTGCTATAGGGTAACAATTAACATCAAAGTCTATAGGAAGTTCATTAGCATAGTTTAAATACATATGCAAATTAGTTTGTACGTTTCCTCCGTTTGCTTTATTATTAATAATGTCTTGTATTTCTGCTGTATCAAACTTGATTAATGTTCTCAAAGTTTGTCCTCCTCCTGAGTTGTGGTATCCACCTACTTCAAGTAGTTCATCTCTACCTAAGTTAGCTAATTGCTTCTCGGTGTAGATAAAGGTATCTTTTGTACTAAATAGTTTATATATCGCCATCTTATAATGTTGTTATTCTACCTTGTATATCACTGGCAGGATATTTTACTTCAAATATCATTGGATCAAGTGAAGGGTAAACTATATTATTTTTAGTTGCTCCTTCTATATCGTAATCATATTTACTGTAGGTACCTCCTACTTTGGTTTTTACTTTTACATCCTGTACTGTTTGAACTCCTTTCACTTGATCTAACAGCGTGTAAATTGATGATAAATTAATAGGTTGATTAATAGACCAGTTATCAATATTAAAATGTTGTGTCAGTGCCTGATTACATCTTATCAAAACATCTCTTGAACTATAACTCGGTAAAGTTATGATATCGTATTTAACACCTATATTTACTGTGTAACCATCTTTGATTGTACATCCATCAGTTAGGGGTTTAAATTGAGCTATATAAGTCTTAAGGTTTTGTTTTAATTCTAACGACGGTACTGTTAATTTCTTGTTACTATCGTAAGCTAATACATATATACATACTCCTAGAGGATTATATATATTAGTGGTAGCAGAAGGTATTTCGGCGTCTGTGGTTACAAAAGCTTTAGCTATAGAGCCAAATCTCACAGGTAAAGTTAATGCTCTAAAAGCATAATCTTCTCTTGTAACGATTCTACCTTGTTCTTGAAATGCTCTAAGAGAGTTTTGTCTGATCTCTTCTGCAGAATCACTGTCTTTTCCTCCTGTCGCTGGTGTTTGATTTGTAAATTCTATAGATGTACGATATGTATCGTCTGTAGCGTTTGCTGTATATGTAGCTCCTGTGATTGTATTTGCTTCTATATTAGATTCTATTCCGCCTCCGGTTAAGTACCGTATAGTTAAAGTAGTATTAGAAGGGGTATTACCGTATGCATCAGTAAATAGGAAGTTAGAAGGATCGTAAGCATAATCTGTTCTTCTTATACCTTGATTAGTACCGGCTCCAACATGAGTTGGGTTAGGTACAAAAGCTGTACCAGTTGATGAAGACATACCTGCTCCAAACTGTACGTTTAGTTGTCCAGTAGATGTAAACCTTGTTACGAACCTATTAGGTATAATTTCACTTGATAACATATATGGAACATCTTGTTGATTGTTTCCAACATTTAAAGCTTCAGAAAGAACTAAATCTTGACCTAAATAAGGTACTTCTGTCCATCTGTTACCTTCGCTATCTACTATATCGTATATACCTATTATATCTGTATCGTTTATTTCTACAGTAAAGAACTTAGAAGCTGTTCCGACTGTTTCTGTACGTGTGACTAGCTTTCCTGATTTTGCTTTTACCGTCTTTCTTAGTTGATATTCTGCTGCTTCAGCATTATTGTCTACTGAGAATATACTTATTTCAGTTGGGTCATATGAGCTTGAAAAAGAAAAATCAACAGGTGTATCTATAAAGAAATCTTGTTCTCCTGCACTGACTATTATTACAGAACCTTTACTTGGATCAGCTTCAAAACTAAATGCTTGACTAAAGTCTGGTTCGTATGTAGATCCGGATGCTGCTATAATCTGGGTGATATCTATATCTACGGTTGAGGAGGTACTGACTCTTGGTTTATACCCCATCATATATGCCATTGAATGAAGGTTACCTGGGTCTTGAGCGTACTGAAGGAATGTTTCTTGAATCTGACTGTCTTGGTAAAAGGATAATATATCCCCTACATAAGCTGCCATTTCAATAAACATCATACCAGGTGATGTGGGTGAAAAGTCGTTATACGAATCGGGAAAGTAGTTTTTAGCTAACTCTATAAGTTGACCTTTCATTGAAGAAAAATCCTTATCCGTATATTTAATGTTAATGTCTTTTGCCATTGTTATTCAAAATTTATTGTTACTTCATCTTCTACCTGAGTGTCTTTAATTCTAAAGTTTATACTTAGTGATATCAAATTACTATCGGGTGATGGAGTTATACTTAGTTGTACTATAGCAAGATTAGGAAAATAGTTTCTAAGTTCAGTAGCAACTTTAACTTCTAAAGAACTTGTATTCTCTCTATTAACATTTGTAAATAGTTCATCTCTAATACCTGATCCAAACGTTGGGTTCATATACCTTTCTCCTTTTCCAGTTAAAAGGTAGTTAATAATATTAGACTTTATAGCTTCTTTCGTCTCAAAAGTAGAATTAAACACTGCTTTGCCAGAAAATGGCAGAGATACTCCAACTGCCTTTCTAGGCTGTCGATCTATAGGGTTAATTCTTTTTGCGTCAAATGCCATACTATACTATTCCTGCTTTTTGTTTATCTTTTTCGTTAGCAGCTTTTAATACTGCTCCTGCGTTTTTTACAAAGTCTAATTGAGATATATCTATCCCTCCTCCTGTGCTCATATTCATCTGGTTAGCTAATGAATTAGCTACGTTTTGTCTAGGAGCTCCTGTTGGAGTTGGTACTCCTCCCATTGCATTTTGGGCATTACCTGAGAATATTGTTTTATACTCTTCGTTAGTCATGTTTGACTTTGTCATTTGTAACATCTCATCAAGCGACTTTTTCCCCATAATAGGGTTCATAGGAGTCGGTTGTTGAGTTTCTACTTGAATAGTCTTACTAGGTGCGGTGTATGTTGTTGGCGCACTTGCTGCTTTTACTGCTTCGTTCATTACTTCTTGTAACTCTTCCTTCACAGCTGATCTGACTTCTTCACGTATAATTTTTCGTAATTGATCTAGTTTCATATTAATAAATAGTTAGTTTATGGAAGTTGATTGTTAATTCTGAATTTTATTTCGTCTATTAGTACTTTTGTTGAAGAACTGAAAGAGGATGGTCCTCTCATAAGTACAACTCCGGTAGCACTTTCAACTTGTGCGTACCTTCTTTTTGCCACTTTTAATGATGTTTCTTCGTCATCTTTAATTACTATAATGTAGTCTTTATAGAAATACCTAAGGGTACCGTCTATATCTGTAGTGCTTCTTCCTAACAGCCCTGCATTAGAGGGTAAGTTGTCTATAGAATCAAGTAATCTCTTCTTTTCATCTTCAGGTAAAGCATCTACACAAGAGAATAGTTTTAAATCTATACTCTCTAATTTTTGCTTTATAGGAACAAGACCGTCAAAACTTATTTCTGTTAAATCTTTAATAGCTTTTTGATCTTTATCTAGTAAATCCACTATTTGACATGCTAGATTTAATAACTGTGAGAATCTATTTTGTGCTCCTACTGATAAAGAGAATATAACACCTCCACTTGGCCCTGGTGGTAATCCTAGAGTACCTAGTAGAGGTAATTGCTCTAATACTAATACGGTTGCTTTTCCTGCTTTAATAGGAGGGTCTAATATATCTGCGAACTTTTTTATAGGTTCTATTTTCTTCTCCAACCCGTTTAACATATTAACTAAGCTGTCTCTCAAAGCTAATAGCTTTTCTATTTCTTCAACTGGGGGACATACCTGTCCCATAAGTTTTTCTATTATCTTATTAACCTCTTCATATATTTTGGCTATAACGTATGCTTCTAGCTTTGCTAAGTATTTAGCTATAAAGAGGGCGAGATTCGATGGAGGTACACTACAGGGCATTATTCTACGAAAGTTTTATTAGATTTTAATGTACTATTACCTTTAGGGTTGAGCTGTCTTTTAAGTTCAGTGAGTACTATCGCTGCTGATTCTCCTCTTAGGTTTATTGTTGGTATAAGTTCTTTTTTCATAGTTTTAGCTTCACCCATAGCTTTAGATAGGGCTATCAATTGGTCTAATACAGCTTGTAAGAACGCTTCCATTCTATGTCCTAATACAACAGGTTGTTTATTAGCACCTTCATTTGCTCTAGCTCGTCTACCTAAATAAATCTTATCTGCATCAAAACACATATAGTCATCAGCATCTATGTGAGCTGATTTAGAGTTTAAACCTATCGATTCAGCACTTGATATAAGTATGTCGCTTTTTTTAGCGTTTAAAGTAAGTCTATCTGAGTTAAATAGTAATTGAGATCCTTGATAGTTTGTTGGGTTATCAGGTTTTTCATTATATGTGTCTCTCTTATTATTAGCTAAAGTCAGAGGAATCATATGGTTAGAGGTGAGGTAAATAGAAGTATCATCTTCATTTATATCTTCCATAATACTAGCAAAACCTCCCTCTACTTCTCTTTGTCCGTTTCTTAATACGGTTATAGGCTTATTTTTGTTACTATCATCAGTCCAAGTACTCTTTTCTGAAAGGCCTCCTGAGAAGCGTAGTGATTGTCCTAGTCTACCTTCTATTATATGATCACCAGGTAATGGTTGCAGTGGCGCTAGATTACCCTGTTCATCTATACCTTCGCCTATATTTACGCTTTTGCTTCCGGTGGTTGGTGGTAGAGCATTATGATGGGTGTGGTTATAGATAGAAACAACTGTTTGGTAGTAGACCTTACCTCTTGAAGATTGGTTTTCCACGTTAAAGCTTGGTCCTATAGTTAGTATAACTACTTCATTTTTTAGTGGATAAAGGTTACTATTTCTACGAAGAGGTACAGCTATACCTGCGTATTCTTCCTCGTCAATTTCAACCCCTTTTTCTTCTCTTACTCCTAATGTTGTATATTTTATTAAACCTATACTATCACTATACCCGTATTTAGCATACTCTGGATGTTTATCATCTAGAATAATATCTACAACTCTACCGATAAACTCTTCATTACTATCAGTGTTGACTGGTGAGGTAGTTGTTCTACGTTTTATACTATTATAGTCTAAGCTCATTCCTCTTTATCTTCTTCGGATACGTTTTTAACTTCTTCCTGTACGTTCTCGCTTTCTTCTAATAAATCCTGTAATGATTCAAAATCAAATATTTCAGATCCATCTCCTTTAGCTTGTATAGCTTCTATTCTCTGGATCACTGTTGCTAGTTTGATTAAGTGTTCATCGTTCTTTACTCCTATTTCCATATACTCTTTAATCATAGGAACAATAAGAGTAGCATCTCCTATATTCTCTATAAGAGGTTTAAGTTCACCGATTAATGCTTTAACCTGTGTTTTTGTCTCTCTAGAATTGTCATATATTTCACCAAATAGGTCAGATAGCGATTTGCCTTTAAATATTTCTTTACTACTGTCCATAATAAGTCTTTACTTATAAATAGATTTAAAGTACTTTTGTACGAATAAGTCCTACTTTATTATAACTGTTATGTAAAAGATAAAATTCTTCTTTAAGTTTATTAACTACTTTAGTAAGGTGAGGTGTCTCACAATCCGTCATTTCTCTAATGTATATGTAAAGAGCTTTCTTTTTAAATATATCTAGATCTTGTCTGGTTTTAAATATAGTAAGGATAGCGTCAGCTATACGTTTTTCATTATCTTTAGGGAATAATTCATCTAGTTCTTCATAAGTGTTTTCAACATATATATCTAAGAACTGACCTAAGGTAATAGCATGTTCTTCGTCTACTTGCATTTTAGTTTCATAACCATCATACATTTCATCGAAGGTACCTATCTTCTTAAGGTTCTTATAGTTCTTGTTGTTGTAATTAATTAACCACCTTTTGACTATTGTTCCGAAGTAAGAGTATGCTTTTGCTCCATTGGTAGGATCAAACTTCATTATCTTTTCTTCTAATAACATAGAAACAATTTCATGCTTTAAATCTTCTATTTTATCTACATCTGTATAATAGAATTTAAAAGTATGAATGATGTTCTCTGCTAGTTTGTAAAAAGGGTAGTAAATATGTTCTGTAAAGATTGAGTTTCTATACGTATTATCTTCTGAAGTATTGTATCTAACTATGTATTCTTCTGTCTCCTTTGTAAAGTAATTAGCTTTGCTTTTCTTTCTTGCCATAATTTTGAGGGAGCATATATCGGTCTAGCTCTTTTTGCACGTTTTGCATTTGTTTAAAAAAATAACCGACCTCATCATCTGACTTGAAAACCCCACGTTCATCGAGTTTGTTAAGGTGCTTTTGTGAATCTCCTATAAGATTCGATATATTCTGCAAATAAGTTGTTTGATCTACAGCTATATCTTCATATTTCTCTACCTTTGACAGTAGATTAACTATAATATATGAAAAAACTATTATCAAAACAACTAAAACTGTAAATATTATGTAAAATGTTGTAGGATTTAAGTTCATATTAAATATTTTTAAGTAAATTAGATAGGCCTGCTGAAGAGTTTACTCGTTTTCCTGTAGAGGCTTTAGTTTTTTGTGTCTTAGGCATTGAATTACCACCTTTATTCTTCCACATATCGTATTCTACCTTAGAAGCTAAGAAGTCTGCTGTATGTAATACTGATATTAAAGCTGTTTTCTGTCTAGATGACTCAACATTACTGAAGAAGTACGCTTCATTAGCCTTATCAAACACTCCATCATGACATCTGATACCTAAAAACTCTTTCTGATCTACTTTTATACCAAATTTCTGTAATATGAATAGAGATCTGTCTGGAATAAGCATAAAGTCTAGGTCTGGATTGTAGGTATACATCTCTGATAGTTTATCTTGCCTCCATTTATCAGTCTGAGGTATATAGTTTGGTTTATCTCCATCACCTATCTTACCTAAATCGTGGAAGAGTGCAGCAAATACTAATTGCTCTTCAGTATAATCTACAGTACCTCCCATTTTAATATAAAGTCTATGTTGTTCAACAGCATATTGTACTACTCTATTAACATGATCTACATATCCACCGGGAAAGGCGTTATGGTACCAAGTTTTACCACTAGCAGGTGCCATCATATAGGTTTCTTCCATATGTTTAAGCATAGATTTAATACTATCGGCACGATCTCCAATATATGTATCGATAATCTTAAGATGTTTTTGATAGTTTTTAGAAATCTGTTCTGCTTGTAACATAGGTAACCTTTTTAAATTATTATTATTAAGTATTATATTATATTATAAATTATTTTTATATTATATTTAATTATATATATTTTTTATTATATCTTATTAATTATATTATATAACATATATTAAGATATTAAATCTAAGGCAGAAAAGCAACTAATTTATTGAAAAAGATGCTTTTTTTCCGAATTTCTCCATTTAGCCTGGGATTTATAGGGGGTATAGTAAATTTTTACGTCGGAATCCGATCTATATTTAACAAAATGCACTATTTTATCGTTTTCAAACTCATAATCTACAAAATACCATCGTCCATTATTGCCTTTGGCGTCAAATTCATAGGTAGCCTTGAAAACTATTAGGTCTGCATCGGTTCTATGCTTGGTAACGTATACTTTTACATCTGCTTCTACCCTTTGCTCAGTAATATAAATGGATTGGGCTTGTAAGGGAAGGGTGAGGGTGAGAAATAAACCGTAGGCCGCCGCGCGAAACGCGCGAAGTTGCCGCGAAGAATTTATATCTAACATGTTCCTAACTGTTTAGCCACCCATCCATACTTCTCAATATGATCTTCATAGAATTCATCATCGCCGTACATAAAGTGAGCATCGGCTTGGTCTAACCATCTAGCAGCAGTCTCTTTATCCTCAGCTCCTACAGACATTACATCCTCTATAGCTTTTTTCTCCCAAGCTCTTTCATCTTCTGCTTGCTTGGCATTAATAACCATAAGATCGGTAACGAAATCAGCAAGCTCCTGGAAAGACCAATTGTGGAAGTTATATCCTCTAGGTCTGAAACCATTAACGTCTTTGAATAGATCTGAAACCCATATAAGAGTATCATCGAATTGACTTTGATTTGAAATCGTGTGTGAAATTGAATTTGCCATAACCTTTATTGTTTTTTTATCTTATACCTTAAGATACGAAATATCTTTGTAACTAACAACTTTTTTAATAGTTATTTTAAGAAAGTTTTGATATAAATTGTTGTGTTGGATTTAATATTTGACTAAGAGGGGTTTTAAACGAAGGGTGTTTGATAACCGATCTAGATAATTTAAAATCGTGAAAATCCTTGGTAGTAATAGAATCCCAAGAAGTAATGTAGTAATCGTTGTTTAATTTAAGAACTTTTGTAGTAGTGTTGTTGTAGTTTAATGTTTTCATATATCTATCTTTTATACCTTAAGATACGAAAAATAACTATGTGAGCCAACTTTTTTAGTGACTATTTTATAAGTTTTTTTACCTCTTCTAATACTAATACTTGTATATACTTAACTATGACTCCGCATTTCTCGTATTCTTCTTTAAACTCAAAGTAATCTAATAAGGATTGTAATCCTCTTTGAGCATTGTTTCTCTCATAGCTATCACCAATGGCATATATATCTTCTATGGAATCTATGTTAATTCTTAGTAAATAACCGTATAGCTTGGTATAGTATTTAAATTTAATAGTAGGTTCTACTCTTATAAACTCCTTTGGGTAGTTCCTTATGTATAGAGCACACATTAGTTCATAGTTCTCTAAGCCTCTGGTAACCATATTCATTAGTACAAAAGGATTATTTAGAACATCTTCTTGGTTATGCTCTTTATATACCTCTTCATCTCCTTGTTCGAAGATAGAAAACAATGTATGTGGGTCTAGTTTATTCATTATCCTTTGTTATAAATAGGATAAATACAATATACGAAGAAAAAACCCTATATGCAAAAAAATTTGCTAAAAAATTTTCTCGATATCCGTTGGAAACCCCACTAAAAGTTCTTATCTTAATTAAGAACAACAAGCTAGAGTTATGTCCCAAATAGAAGATTTAGTGTATAGTGCACATGAACATGGTAGGAGAACCCAATTATTCGAAGAAGTAGCTGAGGTACGCAAGAAAAACCCAAGAATGGATCTAACAGAGGTGTATAATAAAGCTTACAGTACAGTAATGAACACATAGATAGATGAAAGACAGTACATTCAGAATACTAGTATATATAGCAATAGGTCTAATATCTATGTTTATTGCACAATATATCATACTAAGAACACCAATAACACTAATAGCTACGATTCTATGGTCGATGGTATTGGTTCTATATATAAAATTTAGATACTCTAAGGTAGATACTACCGATAGAGAGAGTAAGAATAAGGGTGACCCATAACAATATATATGTATATATAACCCTATATACCGAAAAATTATAGGAATTATGCGATCACGTATGGCAGAGCCTTGCAGACTACCAACCCTTTAGGGAACTATACTGTCAGTGTTATATCACCTTGATATCTAGCTTCCGGCAAGTTGCCCGACTACTTCCGGTCCGGGGTAAGAAATAATGTGGCAAGTACGGCAATACAGATGACCAATGCTATGATGGGTTGATTAAAGATTAGCCCTAGCACCTTCACACCTATATGTATCAGTACATGTATTATACCTACGGCAGCTATGATTGTTAATATACCTATGATTGTATATGCTGTATATGTTATTATCTTATCCATACTATATTATACTACACCTATTATACATCTCTCTAACTGAGCAATAGACATTGTATTCAATCCTGGGGTAGGATGATACAACTTATCTGTTCTCTTACTACCATCAGCTCTTCTACCAGACACATTGGCATATTGACTATAACACTCCATGTAGTAGGCCTTATTCCTATCCTCTTCCACTCTAATCAATAGACTACACCCGGTAGAACTAAAGTTGTCACTAAACATCTTACCAACATGACTCTTTAAATACTCTATATTACTCATAACCTTTATTGCTTTATACCTTAATATATGAAATTAATCCTTAGGAGGCAACTAATACCCCATAGGCTTTATCTATCCTTCAACCATTATCATCTTATATAATGGAAAGGAATAGTTAGTTCTCTGAGACATCATATCGTATGTGTAACATTTAACCATAGTAGGACCCAAAGAGGATACATTCATACCACTATAGTTATTCCAGATACTATAAGACGATTCACCCTTCTTATCTTTATAACATTTAATACTATATACATTAGGCTCTCCTTTCCACCCTGTACCGTATGTAAACTTAATTGTCTCTTCATCATCCATTGACTTGATGATCTTTAAAAATGCTGAGGATGCCTTTACTTTGTCTGAATATACCATAATAACCTTTATTTCTTATACCTTAATATAAGAAGAATAACGCATATAAACAACTAATCCCACAAGTATCTCCCTTTTACCCCCTCCTTTTCCATTATCCTTACCTTTATCCTATGTTCCTTACATTCATCGTATCCAACTATTTCACTAGTTATTTTACCCTTTTTACATTATCCGTAAGGATCCCCTATTTTCTTTACATTCTTTTGTATGTTGCCTATATGACCGGGTACGGATATCACAATTTATATTTTCTTATATAGAAAAAAAATTTAGGAGAGGGGTGCGTGCCTGATTAAACTACCATTCCTTACATACATTACCTACGTTTCTTTCTATACAATCTATATATTTTTATATGTCTATATAGTTATATCTTTATAGTTATATATACACTTCCTATTATTAATAGTCTTTAGGTGTATCATAGGCCGTTTACCCTTTATCTCTCTTTATATGATGGGTTCTCTCATAAGATCTATTGTCTAATGATATGTAGTATCAATCAAAGTCGTACACTCTCAGACACTATAATACCCAGTGCTACATATATGCCTTAGGACTCGGAAGACCTCCGTAATGACACCATTCTTCTTCTTTGAGTATGTTGGGTTGGGTTGGTTCATTTGAGACATTCGTCGAAAATGCGCGTGGCACCTTCGGTGGAGAGAGAAAAGCCCCCTCCCCCTTCAAAGCTTCCATATCAAAGCCCCATCCTTTCAAT